ATTACCATCAGCGAGGATTGAAACTGCCTCACCCTCTAGGTGATCCAGACCTGACACCGTGGACACCGGAACAGTGAGCGACCATGCCCCGGTAAGATAAGGGCAAGTGTAAGCGTCACTTGTCTCAGGCACCCACTCGGTCGTAGCCGTGATGCACTGGAGTTCCGCCCTGTCTGCAGTCGCTGAGGTAACTCGCCATACACCGTTACCAGCACGGAGGATTTGCCCCTCGGTTGCAAGGAAACTTCCCCCAGTGATTAACGCATAATTACCTGAGTAGATCGCCACGGTCCCCGCTGGGTTCGTGAGTGGGAGTTGCAGCCCGCAGTCAACCGCCCACGCATCCTCTATGTTAGTGAACTGCCGGAGGTCCATCCGTTCAATGAACTTAGTCCAGCGCCCATTGATGAACCGCTGAACAGTTTGGTAGACACGATCTTCAGTACCCTCGCGGATTACGAGGATATCAGTGTACTTACCTTTTGTCTTGCACGGAGTCCAAGCGAACACTTCTTCCTCAGCAACTGTGGTGAAGGCGAGCATGACCCCATCCTCACGCACCGACCAGACGACCTTATAAGGGGACTCTTGAAAGCCCCAGGCCTTCAACTCTTTGCCGGGTCCGAACAGGTGACTTGATAGAATGCTGCGATCGAGACCACTGTAAACACGAGAGAACTCATTGTAGAGAAGTTCGCGAACAGCGTAGCCTTTACCCTCGGTGTAGAGGATCGCAGGACCAACGCGGATTGGAGGCAATCGACTGACCCCGGTATAAGTTTGAGTCTCTGCGAACGCGTTGGTAGGTGTGATTGCTCGGTTCTCTGCGCCGCCGTTAAGCAGCCAGATAGCTTCCGCAGTCATTGCAAGCAGGCCTCCGCGCATCGGGACAAGGTGCCGGATAGGGGAGACGCCTGAGCTGTCCAGAGAGAACTCAAAGGAGTCCGTGGACAACAGGATTTGCGAAGAGTTGAAATTGTCAAACCGTTTAATCTGACTGCCCCATAGGGTAATCGGACCTTCCAATGAGGCGGCGTAAATCTGACGCCCTTGGAAAATGGCGCTTACGCTCGGGTAAGTCCCAGTAACCGCACGAGCCGTAGCATCCGCAGTAGCGCCAGTGCCTGCGCCTGTGATCGTGACAGCAGGGCTTACATAGCCGGTACCGCCATTCAGGATTAAGATATTAACAACATGGCCGCTGTCATTGACAATCGCGCGAGCCGAGAAATCAGACCCGCCGCCACTCATGGTAACGGAAGGTGCGCTTGTGTAGCCGGTGCCACCTGCAGTTATCTCAATGAAAGTTATCGCACCGGGAGAAAACGGATCGTAGTTAAGCGGAGGACTCTTGCCAAAGTCAGGCACGATATTAGGGTCAGTGAACTTGGTGCCTTGAGTCTTCCCCACGTAGCCCAACTCACTCCCAAAGGAAAGAATTTCACTGCTACTCACGATAGAGCGATACACGTTGTAAGACTGTGCCGCAGTATCCGCAGTCCACGTAATGCTAACAGAACCTTCAACCGCTGTGTAGTTCACTATTGAGGCGAGTTTGAAAGGCGCACCAATAACACTCTCTGAACCGTCTGAGAGGTTAGAGGTGATTGCGAAAATAGTCTGCGCGGTGCCTGCAGCGCTCTTGGTTCCAGCTGCAATCGTCGGACCTGTTGAGTACGGGCTGATTGAAATCACACCAATCGCCCAGTCAGCTGCGCCGGACCGAACAAGATCGTAAGGAGGGAATGCAGATGCCGTTAGTTTAACTGAGTCACGGTATTGCTCGAATGTGAGATCGTAGAGGTCTGTCGAAGCATAAGGCGAAACTAACTCATACACAGCCTGATATGAAACAAAGCTAATACTGGAGGCAATGGCATTACCGGGGATTGTGTAAATGTTAAAGGTGTTGGTTGTGACGTCAGCCACAGCGTAGGATACGCCATTCACTTTAATCCAGCGGCCTTCGGTAAGTCCGTGTGCAGTTGCCGTGACAGTGCCGCCTGATGTTGTGCAAGCAACAGCGGCTTCGAGGATGTAGTTACCCCCTTGGAGAAACCGAATGTAGTAGTCTCCGAAGAAGACGATGTGAGTGTCTTCCTCTTCAACCGAAAACGTAAATGGAAAGGATCGAGTTTCTTTATCATCGTCTTTAACAAACTCGAAGAACTGCGAACCGGGACGGGAGCTAAGTCCACCCCGGTAGTCAACGAAGAAGTTCAATGCCTCGGCCATGCCAAGATCAAACTTTGTGAGGTCCGTGCGCCCGTACAGCGTAGGGGAAAGTTCCCCTGCTATGAAGGCAAACTTAACTACATCAACTGACATAAAGAAGGCTTCCCATAGGAAAGTAGAATTGTTGCGTAGCGCCTTGAGCGTAGCCTCTACCGCTTATCCATTCAGGAACAGCTTCATAAGTCTGTTGCTCTTGGTTCGCTGAGTTCACCCGCGCCGCTAGGATCATGTCGTTGGCCCGCTGGATAAGCACAGCTGTCTGACTTGTTTTGCCGCTAAGTGGCTGGGAGATGTGCCCAGCCAGTCCGTAGACGATTGCCATGAGCAGGTTGTTTGACCACGTTGCCACATTCTCCTGCATGTATGTGTAGCGCAGGACAGGGCTGTCAGTGCTGCAATGAAGCAACTTTACCGTGCCCTCGGTGGTCAGTTCAAATGATTGGAAATTGGACAGATACTGCGGACGCAGGCAGTCTGAAGGAAGAGCATACACATGGGTATATCCGGGAGCAGGTTCACCCGCAGTCCACGTGTCATCATCTTGCTCAGCCACGAGGGCGAGTCTTTGGTATTTAGTCGCTTCAGACCAAGGCGCTGCCTCTATGACTTGATCCCTCACGAGAGCATACCATAGAGAACAGACCTCAGCCTGACGCGAGTTATCGGTCGGTGAAGACAGGTTGGACCTATCGCCAACAGCGTTCAACGCAAGGTTATAGACGCCAACTTCTGAGTTAATCTTCACCGACCAATTCCCTTATTTTGCCACTGGCTTTTTAGCCGGGGCTTTCACTTTGGGCTCGAAGTCGAGTTCTTCCTCTTCTTCGTCCCCAAGCTTTTCCGTACTCTTTGGGAGCATCCAGTCGTCCGGCACCGTGTGGATGCCCGGCTTTAGCAGCCGATTATCCGGGGTGAAGAACTTGGAGTTAAGCCTGACTTTCATCAATTAGCTCCTTCAGGGTACGCTTTCCATGCAGTAGGATCGAGCGTCAAGAACGCATTGATCGCACCAGCAGTCACGGTGGTTGTAGCAATAACCGCAAGAATGCCGAGGAAACCCTCGTAAAGAACACCTTCCAACGGAAGGGCCATGCAAGCGATTGAAGCGCCTGCATCAAGGGCATTGGCGTCATCGCCATCAGTGACAAACAACTCGGTGGTAGCGTGAACAGTCGCGCTCCCATCGACAGCAATCGCCGCAGTTGCATCAGAAGCAAGCGAGAACTGGATTGTCCCTGCAGCGCCGCCAGTGATGATGCTAGTGTCGCATGTAATGACGAGGTAGACGGGCTGGCCGTTACCAATGTCACGCGCGAAGCTGAGTGGAATTTGACTTCCAATCAACGCAGTCCCGGCAGTCCCTGCAACACTTACAGCATCTGCCATTTCAGTACGTGAGTCCATGATAGTCATGGTTATTCTCCTTATGCTGGCACGAGTGCCTCATTAGCGGAAAGGGAGTCAACGCGGTGCAGAGCGATACCCTGCCACATGTCAACGCGGACGCCTGCGACTTCTTCCGTAGTCACGTTGTCCTTCTTCGTCGCGAGTTGCTTGCGGAACATCGACTTGATGCCACGGTCCATGTAGAACACAGGGCGGCCCATAGTCATGTTAGGCAAACGCTCGATAGCATCGAACATCAGATCAGGAAGATCAGCGCTGCTGCCAGTGATGGCTGCGTTGAGTTCCGAACGATCAATGTTGCAGATGCGAACGAAGTAACGCCAGTCACGAATGGTCAAGCCACCATCCCAGCGATAGTGCGAACGATACGCTTCCATGCGTCCGTTAGCGCCATCCACGTTTTCAATCGTGACCTGACCTTTATCGGACATTTGAAGACCAGCCGTGCTGCCTTTAGGCACGATACCGAAGCCGCTGTTTGGACCCCAGACACACAGCCAGATGGATGCGTTATCTGAGCCAGCACCGCCGCCGTGAATGACGTTCTCTGCGGAAGAAGAACCGGACCGCGCATTGTAGCGAGGTGACAGTCCTGTGAAACGCTCAGGGTAGAGTGTCTCATCGCCGTAGAAAACAGTCTCAGTCATCGACTGGTTCATGCCTTCGATGTGAGGCAAGTCTTCCGAAAGCCGGAATGAAGCGGTGTTACCGTTCAAGTCAGCCAGTGCTTTGTCGACTTCTGCGTAGGCTTCGAGCATACCGCAGTTGTCAGTGACCTGAGCGCTGGTCGATTTGGTTGGCTGAACGCCGCCATACAGCTTGCGCCAAGTCGGCTCAGGAATACCTGTGCGAACAGTGGTGCGGTGGCCGGTGGTCAAGTTGCCCTCTTGGAACGTCATGTCCATGAGAACTTCATTCGTCTGGTTCAGAATTTCGACAATATCTGCGATCGAGCCGTCTGGATTACTCCGTTTGGCCAGGTCGAGAAGAGTCGGATTTGTGTCAGCGAGAGCTGCCATTTACTTATCCTTTCATACTCGGGAACATTCGTGAAGCAGCTGACTCCGATGCGTTTGCAGGAGCGCCGGAAACCGGCCCACCTTCATTCAGCTTCTGTGCGATAGCGTTGAAGAACTTAACAACGTGTACATTGTTGCCAGCCCCCGTTGATGCCATCACACCAATAAACTCATCATTGCCATACTGGTCGACAAGACGCTGGATGCCGCCGAGGGTGGCTTGAAAATTCGCACCCCCGATTTCCGCATCACCTTTTACTTCGTCTTGCCATTGCTGCTGCTGGTCGAGGAACTGTTGGCTTGTCTCGTTCGACGCCTGTTCCGCTGCCCTGGCCTGCAGTTCGATCAATGCCTGCGCCTGATCTTTCGGACTCATTTCCCCATCATTAACGATGCCGAGAAAGTCGTCACGAATTTCGTCTGGGATTTGAAGTCCCTCTGGAATGCTAATGTCTTCCGCAGTAAGCGGGACCGCTGGTTCAACGGGAGCGACCGGATCGACCGGTTCAATCTCAGGCGCACCTGCAACAAGACTTTTCGGCTCAGCCGGTGCTACAGGCTCAGTCGGTGTCGTCGGTGTCACGACTTCCGGCTCTGGCGTCGGTGAGGGCGTCGTCACGGGTTCGTTGCTCATCAGCATTTTCCTTCATCATTTTGATGTAACCCTCCGGTGAGGTCTGGGTTACGGCTTCTAGAATTTTGTTACCTACGTTGAGACTGCCGCAGTTGAAGGACATTTGAAGCGCGTTCGGGGCGTAGGGCTGTGTTCCGACTTCCCCGATCTGCAATAACCACCAGAGGAACTTTCTTCCGTCCCGATGTTTCTGCAGGGCTTCTATAGTATTTGCTACCGCAGCTTGATCTTCCTTCTCCCAACGCCGTTTTAATGTGTTCTCTTTTGCCATATCATACCCTGTTCACGGTGTAAAGGAGCCATACCGTCCGCTCGGTATCTCTCAATAACGCCCTACGGTCTCTCAGGAAATCGTCTGCTGTTTTTTCTGGCATATTCTTATCCTTGAGCTAACATTTGTTGAAGTGCGTTTGAGCCGCCGCCTACGTCCGTCGCGGACAGTTGTTGTGCTGCGTCAACCGCAACCATAGACTGCTCCATAGCTTGTTGCTGTCGAGCCGCTTGTGCTTCGGCTTCAGCCTCCGCCTGTACTACTTCACGAGATTTAACATCCCGCGCTTCCACACCAATCGCTTCACCGTAGTTGCGGATCAGCTCATTGAAGTCAGGAATTTTAACAACCTCCGGAGCAATAGCTGCAACATTGCCGATCAGCTGCAACCACCGCTCTGTAGGCGCGGCAGAAACTGCGCGTTGGGCCGTGCTGAGAATTGACACATATTCGATCTCAACAGGCATCCCTTCCTCTAGTTCAGGGGGAGGTTCAGGCAATAGCCCGCGCCGTTCCATGATGCTGTACACGCGGTTGATTGCCGGGGAGAGCGCTTCCTTCTCAAAGCGATCCAGCACGCTGCCGAGAAGAACAAGTTTCTCTTCCCGCCGTGCGTCGATTTCAGTTGCACTACGAACAGTATCAAGCTGAGAGATCATGCGGAACAGATCGTTGTGGAGTGTCTCGCGGATACGGAGTTGGATTTCTCGAATGTCCTCCGTCATTTCCTGAAGCGGTGGCTGTATTTGATACAGGGGCTTCGCGCCTACGTTGTTCTGCCCGCTGACGTAAGTAACGCCGTTGGGGAGTAGGGCCATAGGCCGGTGCTGTAGCTGAACGTCTGCCACGATAGGAGGGTTGACTACCTTATCAATCCCCTGCGCTTTCCGTTTCGTTTCCAGTTGAAGCTGGATCACGTCGGAGAGTGCGTCCATTGCAGGGCTGGTGCCGTAGGAGTCATTGCCCGTGACCTCCCAGCGCGGAAAGATGCCCGGCAGTTCGTTGAACCCGCGTTGAGAGAGTGCGTTGCCTTTCGAGACTTCCGCGCTCTCCCAGTACGTTTCACGGTACTTGAAGCTTTCAGGCACGCCGCTGTCTTCGGTATTCGGCTCAATCAGGTGCGTGACCTTGTGGAGTTTGAGTGCCTCGGCACCGCCCTTCTTAGCTGCGTTAGCAACCATCGTGCTGCAACTGTCTTCGCCGAATTGCTTAACCATTTGCTTAGCGCTGAGTTGCATTTCGCGGCCGAAGGTATCGACAGTCAGACGGTGACTTTGCCCGAAGTAGAACTCCCCGAGTGCGGGGTTGTAGCAGTGGATTACGCTTTCATCGTCCTCGTATATGAGGTTCGCGGCACTGCCGAAAGTTGAGAGGTCGAGGTAAAGCGTGGCCATGCTGGTGTAGAAGTTACTCTCAGCCATGACCGCGAGCATACGACGCCCAACCTCATCCTGCCACGTTGCCACGGCATTGGAGGCTGCTTCAAATCCCCGGATTTTCAACCTGAACCAAGGACGTGAGGGGCTCGTGATCCCGTTCATCATCCCGGAGGCGAGGGTGCGAACCGCAAGCGTGCCTGTGCTGTCAAGGATGTGAGGGTTCTTTGCATTCTGTGCACGGCGATGTTGGTCCCCGCTCTGCAGCCAGACGTAACGCTTCGGGAGGAAGAAGTCTGCAACCTCCCTCCACAGGTGCCAGAACTGTGTGCGGGCGGTGCGAAGTTCCGCCATCACTTCCTGAAGCCTGCGGCCCTCGGTTTCTTTGATTTTCATATTATCCGCCGATCAAACTTACGCGCTGCGTTTCGGGCTTGCGCTTGAGGCCTTGTGAGGAAGTGCTGATGAGGGAACCGGGGTTCTCTGACATACTGCCCTTGTCGTTGCCGGATGCGGCAATGATCGGGGAGACAGCTGCGTTAGGGGCAGGCGGAGCCACGGGTACTTTAGGACGCATGAATGACATTGCAATTTCCTTAGTTATAAATGTTTTCGAGGGAGAACGGATCGTAGTCATCGACGACAGTTGGTTTTTGCGCTTCCACCATAGCACCGGCTGAGGCGTAGTCGATTTCATAAGAGGGATACGCGAATGTGCAGGCCAGTGCGTCAGCTACGTTAGGGGAAGCGACACCCCGCCGCCGCATCATCTGTTTGCTTTCGAGCTGGATCGCCTCTTTCGTATTCAGTCCGTAGGTCGGCCCGGCGAGTTCGTCGACGAGTGTTGTGTCTTCGCCTGTGGAGATTGAAGGAATGCAACCGGTTGGTAGCCAATCGCGGACACCGCCCCAAATCTCTGCGCGTTTGTTTGCGTAGCGAGTTGTTTCCCCGTTAAAGTAATCCGGCTTGCTGCCGAAGTCTACACCGATCACAGGAATACGAAGCTGCCGGAGACGATCTACCACACCGCCTCCGACACCTCCTTCATCCACTAAGCAGACGGTTGCGCCATGACGGAGGAAAGCCGCAGCAACTTTACCCGCAAGCTTCATGGTGTCTATACCGTAGTGAATTTCAACTGGGCGGGTTTGAGCATCCCTTCCGCACCGAGGATAGATTACTGAGGGATCGTCACCGAACCGGCCAACATCAACGCCGATGAGGACAGCGCCGCCCTGCGGTTGAATGGTACGCTCCACGGCTTCCGAGGCAACCTCAAAGGAGATAAAGCTTTCCGCGTCAACGCGAGGGAAGATACCACGGACACGAATGCGAACGAAATCGCTGTCCTCGCCATAGTCGTCCACCCAGCGCTGCAGCTGTTTCTTGTTGCTAATGGCTACATTGCGGCTGTCAATAGCCTGCGCCTGCCAGCGGTGCGCGAACCGGCCACCAGCGAAGCAGTCACGAAAGCGGCCTGTGTTACGTGTCGGGTTCCCGAAGACTGCCCAGATGATCTGAGTATTAAGATCGGTCAGTGCACCCTCAGTCACCTCGTAGATGGCGTCCGGTATAGCGGAGCCTTCATCGAATATAACGAGGATGCGTTTACCTTGGTTGTGCAGGCCCGCGAAGGCCTCCGTGTTCTTTTCGCTCCACGGAACCATGTCGATCCGCCAAGTCTTTTCATGCTCGGGATCAACGCTGAAGATCGCAGTGGCGGTTAGTTTGAAGTATTCGCGGCCAAGGCAGAGGCGATACCATTTCGCAACCTCCGCCCATGTTTTCGTTTTCAGCTGGTTCTCTGTGTTCGCGGTGACAACGCCCTTCGTGTCTTCGTAAGTGCATATGGCCCACAGGATAATCCATGCGACCAGTGCTGACTTACCGATGCCGTGGCCGGAGGTCCGTGCGATAAGCACCGCCTCGTCAATTGTGAGCACGCCTGCGGAGAGGTCTTTAAGAACTTCTATCTGCCAGTCGAGCGGCCCATCAAAGTGCTCAAGCTCCGTGCTCACTTCGCCCCAAGGAAAAGCGAAGAGCACGAAGCCGTATGCGTCGTCGGAAAACTCAGCAAGTTCTTCAATCAGAGAGGGTTTACCCTGCGTCACAGGCAACCTTGAAGTTGGGGGAAACGTTAGTGCCCGCAGGCCAAACCTCCCCGCCTGATACGTCACGAGTTTCAACTGCCATTACACGTTTCCTTCGATAAGAGTTGTTGAGGCACGGCGGTCTTCTACCCGCTTCCGTGCTTGTTCTAGTCGTGAGGCGATCCCCACGTTTACGTTAAGCGTTGCACTGCTCTGCGGCCCGTGGCCCGTGCGGTCTGCGCCCATCTTCGTGATCTCAAGGAGTTGGCCTACGGAGATTTTCTTATCCTCCGCGTCCATGTCCTCCTCGAGCCGCGTGTGAAGTTCGTCAACTGCGTCACGGGACAGGCCAGCAAGACGCTCGTGCATGTCGCGGAATGAGCGGTCTGCGTCATCGCGGTAGAAGACTAGGAGTTCATTGAACGCGGGGTCGGCCTTGAGGACACTCACCCGAGAGGGGACGTACCCGCAAGCGAGGGCCGCTTCGCCCTCCGTCATTCCAGAAGCAAGGCAGCGTGCTAGTGCGTGATGCCGATCCCCGAGCCGTTTGAGAGGCGGCGCAACGCTACCCTTCTCCGTGCCGAGCATCAAAATGTCATCCGGCACAAGCGCCCGCAACTCGGTGAAGAAAAGCGGCTTTGCGGCTCGCCCGCGTGTTCGGAAGGGAATGTCCATCATGGAGGAATGATAGCACGGGCGCGAGCACATGACAATATGGCTATGAGCCATACCCCAAACTCACCACAATTTGTTGAGGGGACGTTGTATAGTGCGTGGCCCCCCGGCTCCCGCGAAGGTGGGGGTGGGGTCTTCGAGTTTATTCGGGTGTGATTTTTTGTTCATGCGACTCGGGGCGAATATGAACGGACCGGGGGCGGGATTGTGTAGGGTTTACAATGAGTTATAAAGGGGTTGACAGGATAGGTGGAACTGTGCGTATAACTAGGGGCGGCAATCATGCCGCGTTTAGGAGTCTATTATGACTATTACTATTGAACTACCCACTACGTTTGACGTTACCTCGCGGGGTGAAACAGTCACGGTTGACGTTGCCAAACTATCGGCAGACCTTGTTGCGCGTGCCGTGTTGCATGGCTTGAAACAGCGTATTGGCGATAGCGCGGCTGGTGCGGCGAAAGTGGCCGCCGAGTCTGATGACATGATGGTCGAAGAAGCTACTGCATCGCTTATGCAAGCTGTGGTTGACACATTACACGCGGGCAGTTGGGGCATTGAACGCGGCGCTGGCGGTGGCATTAGCGCACGGGACCGCATGGCGCGTAAAATTGTCGG